AAAAGATATACTGGACACGGACATGGAAAAGATCTATGATAATGAAAGTGAATGTATATTAGAGATAGAAGAATTGAAAGATGAACTTACAACTATTGTAATGACACAAACAAGTAGTGGAGTTGGAGGAAGAGATAAATGGGATACTCCAGATATTAAGCTTCCAAATGGAAAGAAAGGAAAACTTCGTAAAGACCGTTATAGTGCATTGATTATTGCTAATATGGTTGCTAGGCAAATTAATAGGCAGCTTATTACAGATATGAACTATGGTGTTATCGGAGCAAACCTGAGAACTATGAAAGGAAAAACTGGCTCTATGTACAAGGGACCTAATTGGTTCACAGAATCAGCAAATGATGAAATTTATAAAGGGATATACAGATAATAGTGTATGAAAATTGTAATACTATTGCCAATCATATTACAATACAATTAGGAAAATTATGAGCAAAAATACAAATATACCAGATGCAAATATAATTCCAGAGAACGCTTATATTACCTGGAGCGACGAGAATCTAACAGATAAGAGAAACGCTCTAACAGAAGCTTCGAGGAGTCTAGAAGAATTTAGTGGTATAGATAGAGCTTCAGCGGGATACTATTACCCTAGAGATTTTTCTGATTTAGCACCAGGGCCAACTAGCGGTAGACCAGGACTAACCCGTAGAGACTACGATGTGTTCCGTCCTGAAGAATCTATTCCTAGGAAAATTAAAAGTATTATTCAGCAAAGTGATATCGTTTATAATCGTGTTGGTCTAGTTAAAAATGTTATTGATCTCATGGGCGATTTTGCTAGTCAGGGAGTAAGGATTTCACACCCTAATAAAAAAATACAGAACTTCTACCAGAACTGGTTTCAAAAAATTCGTGGTGTTGATAGAAGTGAAAGGTTTTTAAATAATCTTTATCGTCTTGGTAATGTTGTTATAAATAGACAAACAGCAAAGATCAGTACAAAAGCTGAAAAGACTATGTATAAAAGCACTGCAAAGTCTGACATGAATTTAACGTATAACGATATTAGTCCAGATGTAGAGAAAAAGGAAATACCTTGGAAATATACTTTTATTGATCCTGTTCTTGTTGATATTGTTGGCGGTCCTTTAGCGAGCTTTGTTGGCAAGAAGGTATATTCTATAGTATTACCTGGTAATTTACGCAAGATGATTAATTCCCCAAAGACAGAAGCAGAAAGAGTCATAATAGCTCAATTACCAGAAGCAGTAATTGAAGCAGCAAAAACAAAAAAGCCGTATGTTTTAGATCCCAACAAGACTATGGTGTTTTATTATAAGAAAGACGACTGGAAAGCATGGGCTTATCCTATGATCTATTCCATAATGGACGACATTAATGTTATTGAAAAGTTAAAGCTTGCTGACCTTGCTGCTCTCGATGGCGCAATAAGTAACATTCGTATATTTAAGCTTGGTAGTTTAGACCACAAGATTGCTCCAACACCAGCGGCTGCTAGCAAACTTAGTAATATCCTACAGAATAATGTTGGTGGAGGAACAATGGACCTAGTATGGGGTCCAGATATCGAGCTTATTGAGAGTAAAACCAGCGTTCATCAGTTTTTAGGAGAGGCTAAATATACCCCACATCTTAACAGCATTTATGCTGGTTTGGGTATCCCTCCAACCCTTACCGGAACCTATGGTGCTGCTGGAACAACCAATAATTTTATTAGCTTAAAAACTCTTACACAAAGACTACAATACGGAAGAAGGGTATTGTTAGAATTCTGGAATCATGAAATTTCTATGATTCAAAAAGCTATGGGATTTAAAGAGCCAGCAGTGATTGAATTTGATAGAATGGATCTTAGTAATGAAGAAGCAGAAAAAGCTTTGTTGCTCCAGCTAGCAGATAGAAATATAATAAGTGACGAATATCTACAAACAGTATTTGGTATTAATACCACGATGGAAAAATCAAGAATTAAAAATGAAGAAAAACAAAGAGACGGTGGAAGAATGTCACCTAAGGCTGGTCCTTATTATGATGGCGGAACTTTTGAGAATGGATTAAGAAAGATTGCTCTTCAGATGGGTCTTGCTACTCCAAGTCAAGTAGAATTAGACCTTAAAGAAAGACTTCCTGGAGAGAAAACTATTGTTGAAGTTAAAACAGAATCTGAAATAGAAAAGATCAAAAGCCAACCACCCAAAGGTGTTCCTGGAGAGGGAAGGCCAATGAATTCTAATGACACAGAACAAAGAAAGCAAAGAGAGTTTAAGCCACAAACCGGTATTCCTCAAAATGCTTCTATTGTAATATGGGGACTTGAGGCTCAGGAGAAGATTTCAGATATAATGAATCCCCATCTTCTTGACTTCTACTCTAAAAAGAATATGAGAAGCTTATCTTCAGAAGAATATCAAGAAGCAGATGAAACAAAAACGAAGATATTCTTATCTCTAGAGCCAAACGCACAAGTGACAGACGAAGTAGTTTTAAGTAAACTCAATACTATTAATAGTATTGAAAATAAAAAAAGACAAATAAGTTGTTTATCTTTTATAGAGTCTATGAACAGAGAACTAAACAGAACAATGACAGCTGAAGAACTAAAATATACGAAAGCTTATTTTTATTCTATGGTGTAAATAAAATTATTCTAACTATTTCTCATAACGGAAGAAAATTATGAATATTTATAAAGCTGAAATCGAAGACGGTCTAGAAGAACAAATCAAAGCTTCTGCGTCTATAACATTTGCCACAATAGCAGAGAAGGGATCTGAAAACACACTATCTGCATCACAAAAGAAAAGAATAAAAGCTCAGGCTGGCGTTAACGATAAAGATCTATATTATACACAGTCTATATTGGTTACCACAGACTGGAATAAAAATGATGATATCTTCGACAAAGAAGAAGTTTGGGCAGCCAAAGACACACCAATACACAAGCCAACAAATCTAGAACATAGAGAGACAGAAATAGTTGGACACATCACAGCAAATTGGCCTATAACAGAAGATGGGATTTATATTCACCCAGAAACTCCAGTTGAAAATCTCCCCGAAAGATTCCACATATTAACTGCATCAGTAATTTACAAAGGATTTACAGATCCAGAATTAAGCGGTAGAGCAAATCAACTTATTGCGGAAATCGAAGAAGGAACTAAATATGTAAGTATGGAATGTTTTTTCAATGGATTTGATTATGGCTTAACAGATAAGAGCACAGGAGAATTTAAAGTATTAGCAAGGAATGAAGAGACAGCATTCCTAACAAAACACTTAAGGTCTTATGGTGGAATTGGAGAACATGAAAACTATAAGATAGGTAGAGTTTTAAGAAACATTACCTTTAGCGGCAAGGGATTTGTTGATCGACCCGCAAATCCAGAGAGTATAATTTTCGATAAAGAAGATTTCAAGTTTGAAAATACTTATTCTTCTCAAGAAAAAAAAGATAATTTTAATGAACAAGGTGTATTTTCTAGTCAAGCCCAAAATAAGGAGGCAAATATGAATTCCGAAGCAACTAACCCAACAGAAAAGGGAGAAGCTATGAGTGATTGTTCAGAAATGGTAAAGGAAGCTTACGCTTCTGTTGAAACAGTAAAGGCTCAGGCCTCCGAGCTAGAAGCAGCTCTTGACGCAGAGCGTGTTGCTCACGCCGAAACCAAGACTGCTTTAGAAACCGCATTAACTGAAAAAGAAGAAGCTGCTAAGATGTCTGATGAAGACATGAAGAAGAAGAAAGACGAAATGGAAAAGATGAAGGCAGAACTTGATGCTGCAAACGAAGTTCTCGCTGCCTATAAGTCTAAAGAAGAAGAGATGAAGAAGAAGGAAGCTATGATGAAACGCAAAGCTTCTCTTCTCGAAGCTGGTCTTGATGAAGAATCAGCAACTTCAAATGTTGAAAAGTTTGAATCACTAGACGACGAATCCTTTGAAAACATGGTTTCACTTCTCGCTATGATGAAGAAGAAAGATGAAGACATGAAGAAAAAGGACGAAGAGGCAATGATGATGAAGAAGAAGATGGCTTCAGAATCTGAAGATATTTCAGAAGCTCTTGAAACAGCTGAACCTTCAGAAGAGCCTGATCTTAGCGTTGCTAGTGAAGAAGTTAATGAACTAGAAAACACAAGAGCAGCTTTAGTTGATTTTGTATATAGTAGACTCGGTAAAACACCTAATAAGTAAGGGAGATTAAACATGGCTTTAAAACCAGATCGTGTAGAAGCATACACAGACATCTCATTCTTCATGAATGAAACAGGCGAACGTGGTGGTGTTGTAGTACATTCCACCGCAGGTTCAGGAGCAGCAATGGACGATGCCAATGCTGTTGTTGAATATGCCTCAGATCCGTCTGGAACAAATCCAGCGGGTTTACTACTATGTGATGTTGTTGATCTAGATCTAACAAGACAGCACATTAACTTTTATAAAGACGAAGTTCAAAAGGGAAGTAAAGTTACATTACTTCGTCAAGGTACAGTAGTAACAGACGTTGTTGCAACAGGTCTTAACATTAGCGCTGGCGATGTTGCTTATTATGGCGCCAATGGTGCTCTTACAACTAGCAGCACTAATAGCGTTCAAGTTGGTCGTTTCCTAAGCGACTATGATGCTGACGGTTATGTTAAAGTAGACATCAACATTACATAATTTTAGAATAAGGGAGAATTAAATATGTCTAACAGATTTGAACCAACACCAGAGCTTACAGATCTTCTAAGACGCTCTGGTTCCGCTAACAAAGATGAAGCTGTTGCAGCCGGCACAGAATTTGCAAAAGCTCTAGAATTACCATTACGTCAAGGCGTTCTCAATGGTGATATCCTAGACGGCATTTTCGAAACCGTGGTTCTACAACCAGGCGCTGCTCCAGAATTTCCTCTTGATTTTCTAGCTCCAGGTACTGAAAAAGATTTTGTCGCCTATACCATTCCTAATCATGGCTATATTCCACAACGCCATATTGAGAGTGATTATGTCATGGTTCCAACCTATGACATTGGCAACTCAATCGATTATCTTCTAAAGTATGCTCGTGACGCCCGCTGGGATGTTGTCGGTCGTGCTATGGAAGTTCTTGAGGCTGGTTTCGTTAAGAAGATGAGTGATGATGGTTGGCACACAATGCTAGCTGCTAGCGTTGACCGTAATATCGTTGTTTATGACAGCGATGCAGGTGCGGGTCAATTTACAAAGAGGCTCGTTTCTCTTATGAAAACTGTTATGCGTCGTAACGGTGGCGGTAACAGCACTAGCAACAATCGTGCCCAACTAACTGACCTATATCTTTCACCAGAAGCTCTTGAAGATATTCGCAACTGGGGTGTCGATCAGGTTGATGAAGTTACTCGTAGAGAAATCTATGTTGCTAACGACGGTGCAGGTTCATTAACCAGAGTATTCGGTATCAATCTACATGCTCTAGATGAACTTGGTGAAGGCCAGGAGTATCAGCTATATTTCGAAAATGTTCTTGGTGGATCAATGCCAGGAACAGACGTTGAAGTTGTAGTTGGTCTTGACCTCAGCAAGCGTGATAGCTTTATCATGCCAGTTCGTGAGCAGGTACAGATCTTCGAAGACGAATCACTACATCGTCAAAAGAGAGCTGGCTACTATGGATGGGCAGAGCAAGGCTTTGCTGTCCTAGATAACCGTAGAGTAATCTTGGGTTCATTCTAAGAATTACCGTTCACTACAAAAAGAAAGGCTGGCCTTGTGCCGGCCTTTTTTTTTAGGTGTATATAAATACTGTAATTATTTAAACATAGGGGAAAGACTATGCCAGCCACCCAATATGACTTCAATATCGAACAAGGTTCGTCTTTTAAGATGACACTAGTATATAAAGACAAAGACAAAAATGTGATAGATCTTACAAACTGGTGTGCTAGACTCACAATGAAAACCAGCAACAATACAACTTTAGTTTTTGATACAACGAATTTAGATTATAGTGTATATAAATTTAGTATTGATGGTCCAAACGGCAAGATAACGCTTCTTATTCCAGCAGAAACAACAAATATTTGGACTTTTAAAAAAGCGAGATATGATTTAGAACTTCAGAGCCCAGATGACATTTATAGCGGTGGAGGTAAATATACTACAAGATTAATATATGGTAATATAAATATCATTAAAAGATTTAGTTTATCTTCAAATAATATGAGTTGTTGAAATGGAAGAATGTTGCCACTATCATGTTGATATACAAGAATCTCAACAATATTACGTTGAAATAGAAAGTACTATTGGGGCTGATTTAAATAATGTTTATTTGGAGATAGATACTTGTACCAAACCGCTTCTAGTTAGCGATTTACCAGACAATATTCCTGTTACATATATTAGTGGTTTAGATAATTATCTTAGTGAATTTATAGATGACTATGAAATAGACTGCGGCACACCTTAATTTAAA